ACTGAACTGGGGCCGGAGCAGGGCAACGCGACGTTCGCCCAATACATGCGAACGGTGGGTGCCGTGTCCGCCGGTTCCGATGTGGGACAGAACATTCGCACCGGCAGCTATTACAATGTGCGTGAACGGCAGGGTAACCCGGTCCAGGGAGAGCAGACTCCCAAGGGGCAGTGGGCTCCCACTGATATTGAAAGCCCCTACGGGCATAAGATGCAAAACACGCAATACGGCGGTTACCGCGACATCCAGGCCGGCAATCCGCTCGATCCCGAGATGCGGCCCAAGCGGGCCAGCTTCGATGCCAATTTGGGCGGCAATCAGCAGCCGGTGACGGTGGATAAGCACAACCTGCGGCTCATCGGCATGCTGAGCAGAAATCCGGAGTTTCTCAATACGCAGATCGAGGCCGACGTGAACTACCCGTCACTCGGGATCGCGAAGGGCGACAAGATCAATTTTAAGGATGCTTACAAAAGCGGCCGCTTCACCATGGATCAACTCCTCCAGGTTCCGCAGGCGTGGAAGGACGTGCCCGAGGCCAATCACTACGCCGCCCTGGAGGGGTTCCAGCAGGATCTGGCGCGCGAGATGGGCGTCTCACCGGCGCAGCTTCAGGCTGCCCTGTGGGTCGGTGGGGGCCGCGTGACGGGGTTACGATCGTTGCCAACCTCGTTCATGGGCGCCATGGAGCAACGCCTGCAAAAGACCGCCGCCGAGCGGGGCGGCACGCCGATGAAGGCGCTGCTTGATTTCGTGCGCGGCAAGAAGCCTTTGCTAACGCCGATGGCCGGGACGATCGGCGCCGGCGCGGCTGCTAACGCCCTCCAGCCCGACGATAATCGGTGATGAACTCCCATATCGCGACCGCTTCGTCGGTGTCCTCGGCGAGCCGGGCGATGGCTCGCATCGTGTCCGGGTCGGCGCCGCTCGCGATGGCGCGTTCGATGAACGCGTCGGCGGCCTCCGTCTGGTCCCATGTGTAATCGCGCGCTACAAGTATCGGCATGCCTCGTTCCTTCTCATCCAAGGGGCGGCGGTCAGGGGCGGGCGGCGCGCGTCAACGCTCCGACCGTCCCGCATCATAGCACAGGGGCGCCGTCAGGACCGGCTCCGGGGGGCGGCGGTGGCCCGTAACGCGCTCAGCTACGGTGGCTCCGACAGCGACAACCCGCTCTCGGCGGCGCCATGGACCATTCCCGACCCGTCCGACCCCACGGTGCCGATGTCGCAGGGCGCCGCGGTGACGCGGGCCGTGAGCGACGTGGATCAGTGGATGGAGGCGCAGCGGCGGAAGTCGGCGGCCATGGGGTTATGGGACGATAAGACCGGGTTGCCGACGCGGGCGGGACTGCTCGACGCGATCAGGCAAACTGGCACGGCGGTGGCACTTGGCACGGGTGGCGGTGAAGGGCGGCGGCCAAATTACACTCCGGGCGGAAAGTACATTGACCAGACCTTGTTGGACTTCTTGAACAAAGACAAGAAAGTCTACGGCCAGAGCGCGACGGCTGACATGAGTGGCTACCATCGAGGCATGGATCTGACCCGTTACGAGTCAATCGCCAACGACTTTCAGCGGGTATGGTTCAAACCTGAAGAGCGTGCCGCCGCTGACCGGGTGCTGGCGACTGAACCCTTGCGCCAGATCGCCATTCGACCGGACGCCAGTATCGAAGACATGGCGCGTTATCACACGGAAGCGGGCCGTGCTTATGGCTACCCGGAGGATGATGTTCAACGGTGGGTCGCGGCATTCAGGGCGTCTCGACAGCAATGAGCGCCGCCGCCGACGACGGCATCCCCCTGAACGACGGCAACGCCATCGGCAAGCTCTACGACACGCTGGAGGAGAACAAGCGGCTCCGCGACCGCATCCTCGCCCTCGAGGCCGAGATCGCCCTCATGCGCGGCACGCTGGCCCGCTACGACGCCACCGACGATGGGCCGGTCACGCTCATCGAAGGCACACCGAACGCACCACGATGAGTGACAATCCACTCGTCATCCCGGCCGCCGCCGCGCCGAACAACGGCAACGCGCTCTCCAACGCGCCGCCCGATCCGCTCGACTACACTGACCGCTACAACACCCGCCTGTCGCCCGCCGACGAGCAGCGGTTTCAGCAATGGATGCAACAACAATCCCAGGCCACCGGGCGCGACATGAGCAACGACTTCTATGACTACGACCTGCGTGGGTTTTTCAAATCAGGCGGCAAGTTCGACGCTGAGAGCGGTCACGCGGGCGACACGTTCAAGAAGCCGAACCATCCGACGTTCAGCGATCAGAGCCAGTATCACGGCGTCGATGGCCACAAGGGCGGCACATGGGGCGGCGGACAGAACGGGCAGCCGTTCACGTTCACGCCCTCCGCCACGAACCTTCAGATGATGCCGTTGCCTGACCTGCAACGTTACTTCGCCTCCCCGGCCGAAGCCGGTCGCAGCGTCCTCGTGATGCCGAACCAACAGGCTACCCCATGAGCGAAACAAACACCGATCCCGCATCGGTCCCCGATGTTATCCCGGCCGTTCCCGATCCCCCGGCACCGCCACAAGAGTCCACGCCGGACAGCGGTGAGGGAGAGCAACCGCCGGAACAGCGGGAACAAGACCCCGAGGGCCGCCGCGTCGCCCAGGTCCGCGCCCGGCTGGCGGCGGCTGAGCGGGAACGGGATGCGCAACGCGCCGAGCTGGAATTTTATCGCCGGCAGGCCGCCAATGTGGCGCCCGAGGACGAGACGCCGGAACAACGCTACCAGCGTGAGCGCAGCGCCATCCGCGTCGAGGTCGAGCAGCAGATCCGCACCGAGACGTTCCACCAGCAGGGCGCGGCGCAATACGGCGACTGGAAACAGCGGTGCGATGACCTCGTCGCGATGGGCGCGGATGCCGGCTTCGCGTCGCTCCTGGTCGAGATGCCGGGCGGCGAGGGCGTCAAGGTAGCCGCCGCGCTGGCCGCTGATCCCGACGCCGTGCAGCGCATCGCCGGGCTCCGCACCGAGCGGGCGAGGGCTGTCGCGTTGGGCAAATACGCGGCCGGGATCGATGACGGACCCGCACCAGCCCGCACCAACGGCAACGGCGACAACCGCCTCGCCGCCCCACCCGTCACCCGCGCCCCGGCCCCGATCCGCCCCGTGGTGGGACGTGCCTCGCCGACGTTCAACGAATACACCGCCGATCCCCAAACCCTGGTAGATCGGTATATGAAACAAACCATCGATCGGCAGCAGGGGCGGTGACGTGACCTACGATTCAAACCATCCGATCGACGCGCGCCTCGGCACCACGAAAACCGACCGCGCGTTGTTGGTCTGGTTTGTGTTCGGCGTCGGTAGAGATGGACTTGTCGATATCGCCGACCAGGATGGTGATGTCATCACCAACATCACCAGAGAGCGCGCCGACAGGATTGTCGCTCTCAGAAACAAGTTCGTGGATGAGGCCGCCGACATCATCAACGCCGAAGACTGACGTGCCGACGGGCAGCGGGCCGTAACACCGCGCGACGTGCCGAACCGAACGGGTAGCGGGTCCGATAACACCGCGTGGCGTGCCGACCCGGCTGATCGCGTGGCTTCTCTGTTGCGACAGCGGACTGAACCGGCGCCAGTGAACGCTGGCGCTTTACTTCAATCCGTAAAGCACGGAGGCTATCATGCCCGCCACCAATACACTCCTGACTATCGGAATGATTACCGCCAAAGCACTGGCGATCCTCCACCAAAAATGTAACTTCATCGGCAGCATCAACCGTCAGTACGATGATTCGTTCGCGCAGTCAGGCGCCAAGATCGGCAGCACACTCCGCATCCGCCTGCCGGTGCAATACACCGTATCGACGACCCCGGCGCTGAGCCTTCAGAATACGATTGAAACGCAGGTCAGCCTGCCGATTACCAACCAGTATCACGTCGACTTCTCGTTCAGCAGCGCCGAACTGACGCTGTCGATTGACGACTTCACGGCGCGCTACATCGAACCCGCCATGTGCGTCCTGGCCGCCCAGATCGAGGCCGCGACCATCGCCATGATGTGGCCGGCGGTGTGGAACCAGGTGGGCGCGTCCGGCTCCGCCATGCCGTTCAAGACGGTCCTCCAGGCCCGCAAGTTGCTGCTCGACAACCTGACGCCGCAGTCCAAGCAGTGGCAGTTGCGGATCAACACACAAGACAACGTCGATATGGTCGATGCCCTCAAGGGCCTGTTCCAGCAATCCACGCAGATCGCACGGCAATACACCGACGGCGTCATGGGCTTGTCCGCCGGGTTTGAATGGGCTGAGAACACGCACTTGACCACGCAAACACGCGGTGCCGAGAGCGGCACGTATCTGGCCACCCCGGCGGCGCAGACAGGCTCGACGCTGGCCGTCACGACCGGGACAGGCGCGGGCAACGCCGGTGATATCTTTACGATCGCCGGTGTGTTCAGGGTCCATCCGGAAACCAAGGTCAACAGCGGGGTGCTGCAACAGTTCGTGCTGACCGCCAACTACGCGGGCGGCGCCGGCAACATGTCCATCGCGCCGGCCATCGTCACGTCAGGGCCGCAGCAGAACGTCAACGCGAGCCCGAACGGCACTACTTCAACCTTGACGTTCGCGAACACGGCGTCAGTGGCGACGGGGTTGAGCCTTGCGTACGCACCCGACGCTTTTACATTCGCAACAGCCGATCTTGTGATGCCCGGCGGTGTTGACATGGCTAGCCGCGTCGTCAAGGACGGTATCTCCATGCGCGCCGTGCGCCAATACTCGATCTCGGACGACACGATGCCTATCCGTATCGACGTCTTGTGGGGCGCTGTCGCTCTCCGGCCCCAACTCGCCTGCCGCCTCGTGGCGAATTAGGAGGCGATCATGTCAGGTTTCGCCAACAGAGGCCCGCAGGACCAACTTTACAACTCGCAGTATTCCTCGGGTCCGCAGCTGTTCGATCCGGCCATCGCGGCGACCGGTGGCGGCCGGTCGTATGTCACCGTCACGGCCAGGGCGGGGGGCACGCGGCCACTGGCCACGAAACTCCCCGCCGCCGTCAACCGCATCGGCACATGCGCCACGGCGGCCGATAGCGTGTCTCTGCCTCCGGCCGCCGGAGGGCAGGTCGTCTACGTTCAGAACGCGGGGGCCGCCAGCGCGCAGGTGTTCGCCGATCCGGCGACCTCGGACACCATCAACGGCGTGGCCGCGGCAACGGGCGTGCCATTGGCCAACGGCAAGGCGGCGTCGTACTTCTCGCCCGCGCCCGGCGTGTGGTTCGCGGTGCTGTCGGCATGATCGAAACGACCGGCGATCTGATCAACTTCGTCCTCCGGGCTTCGGGGATCAACGGCGTTGGCCAGACGCCGCTCGCCGAGGATTCAAATACCGGTCTCGACATGCTGCGGATGTTACTTGCGCAATGGCAACGGAAGCGTTGGCTGGTGTGGAACGAGCAGGAGGTCAGCGTCGTCTCGACCGGGGCGCAGTGGTATACGATCGGCCCCGGCCAGGACTTCAACACCGCGCGTCCCGACAAAATACAGGCCGCGTGGTTTCGCTTCGAGCCGTTCAATGGTCCCAACGCGGTCGACGTGGCGTTGGGGATCATCGAGGCGAAGGAGGACTGGGCCGCCATCACCCTCAAGGATATGCACTCGATCCCCAGTGCCGTGTTCTACGACAGTTCGTTTCCGATCGGCCGGGTCACGTTCGTCCCGGTGCCGCCGGCTTCGCATTATGAGCTGCACCTCGTTCTGAAAGCGGGCCTGCCGACCTACACGACGCTGACCGATCCGCTGGGTGTGCCCGACGAATACATCGAGGCCATGATGTGGTCGCTGTGTGTGCGAATGCAGATGTCCTACGGATTGCCGAGCCGCCCGGATCACGTCGCCGCGATGAAAGTCGCCATCAATGCGATCGAGATGGCCAACACGCAGATCGGGCTGCTGTCGATGCCCGCGGCGCTGGGCCGTCGCAGCGGCGACGTGTCTGGTTGGAGCGGCAAGGGGTTGAACCAAGCCTGGGTAGTAGGCGGGAGCAGCGTACTGTCATGACCGGATATCCCTGGCATACCGGCGACGAGTTGCTGGCCGCCGACCTCAACGCGGCCATCGCGGCGGCCTCGACGGGGGCTCCTGGCCCGCCCGGCAAAGACGGGGCAGCAGGAGCAGCAGGACCGGCGGGGGCGCCAGGGGCCGCTGGACCGCCCGGACCGCCGGGTGCCGGCAGCGTCACCACCATCGCCACCACGGGCGGGATCAGCGGGGGGCCAATCACCACGGCGGGCACGCTTTCCGTCGCCTGGAACGGCCCGCTGGTCAACGCCATTGGCACCGGCCTGTCGGCGGCGGGCGGCACGCTCATCGTGACAGCCACGGGCGGCGGCGCTCCGAGCGGGGCGGCGGGCGGGGATCTGGCGGGGACGTATCCGAACCCCACCCTGGCCGCCTCGGGCGTCACGGCGGGCGCCTATGGCAGCGCGACCCAGGTTCCGGTCGTGACGGTGGATGCCAAGGGCCGCGTTACCACCATGGGGCTCGCCACCCTCACCGCGCCGCCGGTCAGCTTCGCCTCGGTGACCGGAACGGCAAGCTACGCGCAGCTCCCGACCGAGGTTGCCCAGGTGCCGATCACGTTCAGCTTCGCCGGCAAGCCGGCCACGGGCGCACTGGTCAACGTGCCCATGAGCATGGCCCTCACCGTCCCCGCGTCGCTCGCGGGCGCCACGGTCTATGAGAGCACGAAAACCACGAGCAACGCCGCGTTTGCCGTCAATCGGATCACTGGCGGGACTACGATCACGTCGATCGGGACAGTTACGATCACGTCGGCCAGCAACACCAGCGCGACGCTCGCGGGCACGGGCGCGACCATGGCGGCGGGGGATGTGCTGCAGATGGTGGCGCCGACGCAGGACGCCACTCTGTCCGACATCGGAATAACCCTGTTGTGTAACCGCGTCTGATGCCGGCGCCCGTCCTCGACGGCTCAGCGACCGGCGTCTCGCAGAGCACCACGACGGTCGCGGCGGCGCTCACCACGACCGGCACCAATCGCATCATCTGCGCGCTGATCTACTTCGAGCTGAACGCGGGCAGGCTGTGGGCGACCGGCGTGTCCGGCGGCGGCCTGACGTGGAACAAGCGCACCCAGGCCACAACGTTCCAGGGCAGTGGACAAGCCACGTATAACGGGCAAACGCTTGAGTTGTGGTGGGCGTTGGCGCCGACCGCACTGGCCGCCGTGACCATGACCGCGACGTGCTCCGCCACGTTCGACGGCGCCGCGATGCTGCTGTTCGGCGTGTCGGGTTGCAACACCACGAACCCGTGGGACGCCAATGTGTCGCTGGCGGCGAGGGCGACAAATTTCTTCGCCACGGTGCCGACGTTCACCAACATCTCGACAACGCAGGCCAACGACTTCCTGATCTTCGGTTTCGGCTCCAATGGCAATCAGACGATCGGCACAGTGCCAACCGGCTTCACGTCCATCGGCGCGCGTGTGAACGGTTCCCCGCCGGTCAATTTCGCCGCCGTGGGCGCCGCGTCACTGGGAGTCACGGTCGCGCAGACGAGCCAGACCTATGCCTGGGGATCGGCGTTCACGACCGCCGCCAACGCCGTGATCTTCGACGCGCTCACCGCCGACACGGGTGGTTCGACCACGGCGCCGCGCCCGGCCTGGGAGGTACTGACGCGCAAGACGATCGCCACGACCAACACCGTCGCCCTCGATACGGCTGGCATTTCCGCGAATGACGTGATCGTGGTCGTGGCATATTCGGAACAGACCGGCGGCGGCCCCGCGATTTCCACCATCAGCGGCGGCGGCCTGACGTTCGCGCAACGCTCGCGCTCGCACGGCAGCGCCAGGGGCAATCTGGAAATCTGGTCGGCGCTGGTCGCGGGCACCCTGGCGGCCAGCAGCATCACCGTTACCTACGCCGCGACCGTCGATAGTGCCTCCGTGCTTGTCATGGCCATGGTCGGCTGCGATGCCTCGCGCTGGGACGCCAATGCCGGTCTGCCGAAGCTCCTTTCCAACACCGCCGGAGGCACCTGGACGCCGAGCGTGACGGCGGTCACCACGTCACAGGCGCATGACATGGTTCTGGCCGCGGCGGCGGCGACTGTCGCCGGGGCGCTGACGGTCCCATCCGGTTTCGTGTTGCTCGATCAGGTGCAAGGTGTGGCGGGCATCCAGCCGTCCAATCTTGGGATAGGCATGCAACCGCGAGCCACGACCCAGAGCGGCGCTACCATAACCTGGGGCGTGGCGATGGGTGACGGCGCCACGACCAGCGCCGGCGGCGAATACATCGTTGACGCGCTGACGGCTGATGTTCCGCCCGTCGTCAGCTCGCAGGCCGTGCGCGCGATGGTGCTGGCGTGAGCCGCGTACCCCTCACGGGCGGGGCCTATCAGGCCCGGAGCGTCGCGGCGGCGGCGCAACGCAGCGTGAACCTGTTCTCCGAACCCGTCCCCGAGGCGCAGGGCGAGCCGATGCCCGCGGCCAATTATCCCACACCAGGAACCAGACTTTTGGGCACCGTCGGCCCCGGCCCGATCCGCGCGATCCGGCAGGCCACGACCGGCGGGATCTACTGCGTGTCGGGAAATGGCGTCTACAAGATCGACCCCACGACCTGGGCCGGGACGCACCTCGGCGATCTCACGCACGGCCTGATCACGCCCGTCTCGATGGTGGATAACGGCCTCGATATGGTGTTCGTGGACGGCTCCGCCAACGGCTGGCACGTCACGCTCGTCGGCGACACCTTCGCCCGGATCGACAACAGCGATGGCATCTTCATGGGCGCCACGCGCGTCGATTACCTGGACACATATCTGTTGTTCAACAAACCCGACACCCCGCAGTTCTACTCGTCCGACAGCCTCGCGCTGACCTTCGACCCGTTGTGGTTCGCCAATAAGGAGAGTTACAGCGATCTGTTGCGGACGCTCGTGGTCGTAAAGCGTGATATCTGGTTGTTTGGCGACAAGTCTACTGAGATATTCAACAACGTCGGCAAGCCTGATTTCCCGTTCGAGTCCGCGCCCGACATCTTCATCGATCATGGCATCGCCGCCGTTTACAGCGTGGCCGACTACGATAACAGCGTCTTCTGGCTGTCGGCTGACCGGCAGGGCCACGGCATCATCGTCATGGGCAGCGGCTACCAAACGAAACGAATTTCAACGTATGCCATCGAGAACGAGGTCGCCGGGTATGCGAAGATCAGCGACGCCATCGGCTTTTGCTACCAGATCGGCGGGCATTCGTTCTACGTCCTGACGTTCCCGGCCGCCGACAAGACGTGGTCCTACGACATCACCACCCAGTTGTGGCACGAGTGGGTCTGGATCGACACGAACGGCGACGAGCACCGCCACCGGGCGAATTGCTACTGGCCCATCAATGGTGTTCCCGTTGTCGGCGACTGGCAGACCGGCAATCTGTATGCGCTCGATCATCGCGTGTTCACGGACTTCGGCGGGACCATCAAGCGGGTCCGGTCGTTTCCGCATCTCGTCGCGGACGGGAAACGGGTCTTTTACCGCCAGTTCCTCGCTGACTTCGACACCGGCAACGCGCCGGATACGGTCGCCACCACCACCAGCGTCGAGACCATCGTCACCTGGCTGCCTGATATCGCGCGGCTCAACGGCGTCTCGGTGGGAGCGATCACGACCACGTTCGGCGGCGTGTTCATCGACTGGCCGCGCGGCCTCGTCTACGTCGTCGGCCAGACCGGCTATCAGAAATACACCACGGCGATGGTGACGCAGACGCCGCTGGTGACAGTCGCGACGCCCGGCACCCGCTTCGTCTCCGCCGCCGACGTTGACCCGTTGAGCGGCGACCTGATCATTCAGACCGACCCATCCAATCCGAACGGCGTGCCGATTTACAAGCTGGACCCGACCACGTTCGCCGTGCTCGGCACCTTCGGCGTGGCGACCGGCTCCCCGTCCTATCCCGCCTCGGTCTGGCAGGGGCAGAGTATCGTCTGCGTCGTGGCCAACGGCGTCAGCTTCGGGTTCGTGAAATACTCGGTCTCGTCGGGGATCGTCTCCGGGTTCCGCGTCGATACGATGGCGCACAGCGGGTTCACCGCGAACATCGTCACCGGCAGCACCAACAACCGCGGCTCCATGATCGCCGGCAATTCGGGAGGTAGCGCGGCCTCGGTGTTCCTGTCGTGGGACGCCACCACGGCGCCGGCACCATCGGTCCCGCTCTACCGGATCGACGTGGCCGCCTCCGCCACGGCCTACAACCCCGCGACGTGGCCCACGCCAAATCCCGGCATCACCTGGGTGACGGTCGGAACGATCCCCGTCGCCGCCGTCAATCCAGCCTGGACCGGCTTCACCGTTTACTCGCTCGGCTACGACCTGGCCGACGGCAACGTGCTGATGCTTGCCGGCACCTCGAACCCGGCGGACGGCCAGCGTGTGCTGAAACTCAACGCGCTGACGGCGGCGGTGATGTGGTCCATCGCCATCGGCACCTCGATCGTCAACCTTGGCGGCTCACGGATCAACGGCTCGCTGTGGATGATCCGCAATCCGGGCGCGGGCGCCGGCCCCACCAGTTCCTACCGCATCGACACGTTGACCGGCACGCTGACAACGCAGCCCATCACCGGCGTCTATGCCGCCGCCGACACGCAGGCGCAGCAGAGCGACAGCGATACTTCGGTGATGTTCTACGGCGGCAACTTCACGAGCCAAACGGGGGCGCCCAACCCGGTCACGGGCACCGGCACGTTTTCCGCCGGCTGGAGTTTCATGGGCGGTCAGACCACGCGCACGACGATCACCAACGCGGCGATCCAGGGCAATCTGATTTCGCTTCGCTGGTCCGATGATCGTGGCCATGCGTGGGGTAGCCCGGTGGAACAACCGATCGGCGACGCGGGGGCTTATCGCACCAGCCTGCAATGGCAACGTCTGGGCCTCGCGCGTTGGCGGGTGTTTGAACTGTCCTGGTCGGTGGCCATGCCCACCTCGTTGCAAGGCTGTTACGTAGACGCCACGCCGGCGGGGAGTTAGGACATGGCCGCACCGATCATTGTTCCCGAGCCTCAGTTCTGCGACGCCAACGGCCTCCCGTTCGCGGGTGGAACGATCGAGACCTACACCGTTGGCACGTCCACGCCAAAGTCCACATGGACCGATCCGGGTCTGACCGCGCTCAACACCAACCCGATCGTGCTGGACAGCGCCGGGCGTTGCGTGATGTGGGGTTCGGGCGATTACAGGCTGGTGCTGCGTGACAGCGTCGGCAACGAAATCTGGGATCAACCCGCCACGACCATCGTCTCCGCCGCCATGGCGCCGGTTGTGTCCGCCCCGACGATCGCCGACGCGGTGCACCAGCTTGGCATCGACGGGCTGATCGCCACCGAGGCGGCGGACAGGGCGGCGGCGGACAGCGCCGAGCAGACCGCGCGCATGGCGGCCGATACGACGCTTCAGACCAACATCGACAACGAGGTGACGGCGCGGACGGCGGGCGACGCGAACCTTCAGACGCAGATCGACGCGATCACCGGGGCGACGGGGCCGGTCAGTCCGCTGCCGCCCGGTTATTCATTCCGCTTCGGGCTCGCCATGTCGGATGGCAGCGGCAACTTCTCGGCGACGTTCTCCCCGCCGTTTCCGACCGCGTGCGATACCGTTGTGACGACGGGGCCGCCGAACTGGTGGACCGGGGTCACCGCGCAGTCGGCCGGGGGGTTTAGCGCCAAAACCTCGTCTCCGTTGCATGGCGGGACGTGGGAAGGCGGGCCGCAGGCGGTGCAGTGGATCAGCATCGGGCATTGAGCCTTGTCCGGCACCGGTAACATCAGCGCCGTCATCCCGGCCCCCTCGACGCCGATGGTCGACGAGGGCGGCTCGATCACGACGCCGTGGAGGGCCTGGCTGCTTGTCCTCCAGAGACGCACCGGCGGGACGGCCGGGATCGCGACCGGGGATCTGACTGGACTGGTGGCCATCGAGCGGGCGGCGCGTATCGCGGCGAACGACGCGCTGCAACTCGCCATCGACGCCGAGATCGCGGCGCGGCAGGCGGCCGACAACGTCGAGGCCGCGGCGCGGGCGAATGGCGATACCACGCTGAACCTGGCGATCCAGGGCACCACGAACCTGCTGAACGCCGAGATATTCCGGGCCACCCAGGCCGAGGCGCTGCTGGTGCCGCGCGCTGACCTCTGTGCGCTCTGGGCCGCCTGCGACCTGTCGTTTCTGCCCACGAGTGATCCGGGGAACGGATTGCCATGGAACGACGCGGGGCACCTCGCGGTCGGCTCGGGGACCACGCTGGTCGATCTTGGCCTGGAGGACGCGAGCGGGACGTGGCTGCTCGAAGACGCGACCGGCAACTGGGAGTGGGGATAAGCGGCGATGGCCAGCACGAAAATCTCCGCGGGCGCGGACCCGGTCACCCTGGTGGCGACCGACAAGGTGCCGATGGCCCGCTCCGCCTCGACCACGGCCTACGCGGCGACAATGACCGAGGTCCGGACATTCGCCCTGGCGGGCACCATCACGCCGGCCGGGATAACGTTCACCGTGCTGCCGGTCAACGCGGCCAATGACAGCGCGGCGGCGGCGGCCGGGGTGGTGGTCGGCGGGGTCTACCGGACGGGCTCCGCGCTGATGATCCGGACGGTGTGATGGCGCCATTCGTCGTCTTCGCGACCCCGAGAAGCCGCACCAAATGGCTCAGTGAGTTCCTGTCATACGGGCCATGGCAGGTGGGCCATGATCAGTTGCGGTACTGCCGTTCCCTCGACGACGTGAGCGCATGGCTCGCGCAGCCCGCCACGGGCACCGTGGAGACCGCCGCCGCCCCGTTCTGGCGTCTGCTGCCGGAGGGCGTCCGCGTCGTCACGCTGCGCCGCCCCATCCCCGAGATCCTGGCTTCGCTGCGGCGGACGGGCGTGCCGTTCGATGACGCGCCGATGACCGCGATCCTGCGGGCGGCGGAGCGCAAGCTGGACCAGATCGAGGCGCGGGTGCCGGGCGTGCTGGCGGTGTCGTTCGATGACCTCGGCACCGAGACGGGGTGCGCCCGCGTGTTCGAGCATTGCACCGGCATGGTCCACGATCACGCCTGGTGGGCGGCGTGCGACGTGGTCAACATCCAGATCACCTTCGAGCATCTGGTGCGCTACTTCATCGCGCACAGGCCGCAACTGGAGAAACTGGCGAAGACGGCGAAACACCGTTGCATCGCCAACATGACGCGCCTGCCGCGGGAGCCTGACGGGGTGACGTTCCAACGCGAGCCGTTCCGGCAGTTCTGGCGTGACGCCGCGCCGTTGCTCGCCGAGCACGCCGTGGAAGCCGGCGAGGCGCCCGACTATCCCGACGCTCTCAACGCGCCGCTGATGGAGATACTGGACGACGGCGGCATGTTGCAGATGATGACGGCGAGGATGAACGGCCGGATGTTCGGCTACCTGATGACGATCATCGAGCCGACGCTGGAGGACCGCGAGATGCTGCAAGGGTGGCACTCGATCTTCTACGCCTCGCCCGACATGCCGGGGATCGGCATGCGCCTGCAACGCGCGGCGGCGGACGCGCTGCGCGAACGGGGCGTGAAACAGATCATCATGCGGGCGGGACACCGCGCGTCGGGACCACGCCTCGGGGCGTTCTACCGGCGGCTCGGCGCCGAGGATATCGGCGCGCTGTATCGATTGGAGATCAACTGATGGGCATCACGGCGGCGGGGGCCACGGCTCTGGCGATCGGCGCGTCGGCGGCGGTTGGCGCCGGCACCTCGATCTATGGCGCGAACAAGGCGGCGGGCGCGGCCAAGGACGCGGCCAATCTTCAACAGGCGCAATACCAGCAGACACGTGGGGACCTGCAACCGTATTTCGGCCCCGGAACGGCGGCGGTCGGCAACGCGCTGCAAATCGCCCAGAGCGGCCCCACCGGCGGCGGGCCTGATTACGTGGCGCAGGCGGCGCAGCACATCCCCGGACAGATGACGCAAGCGGAACTGGAGCAGACGCCAGGGTATCAGTTCACGTTGGCGCAAGGTTTGAAACAGACGCAATCGGCGGCGGCGGCACGGGGACTGGGCGTATCGGGGGCCTCGCTCAAGGGCGCGGCGAAGTTCGCCACGGGACTGGCTGACAGCACCTACATGGATCAGTTCAAGGTCGCGCAGGATCGTTTCACTGACTACATCAATTTGAATGTGGGGCAGCAGGGCAACCTCACCAACCAGTTCAATCGGCTGAACTCCATCGCGACGCTCGGGGCCAACGCCGCCGCCGGGCTCGGCACGCAGGGCACCACGGCGGCCTCCAACGAGGGCAAGTACCTCAACGCGGCCGGGCTCGATCAGCAGGCGGGGCTGACCAACGCCACCAACGCGCTGTCGAGCGGCGTCAACGATTACCTTGGGTATAAGGCATATCAGGACAGAACGACGCAGCAGGCGGCGGCGAACCCGACAACGTCCGGGTACCCGTCGCCATACTCGGGGCCGAGCAACGCCCTGTATCCCCAGTACGATCCAATGGGCAAATTCGCGAGAACAGCCTGACACCGTGAGGGGACCGTATCATGGCTGACCTGAACCAATTGCTCCAGAACGTGGACAGCGTGCCGACGGTGCCGACCGGCGGTCTGGTCCGCGTCAACCCGCTGGCCGCGATCACGGCGGGCAATCAGGCGGCGCAGAGCGAGTTCCAGACGCGTGACTGGCAGGCCAAACAGGCCGCCGGGCAGGCGTATCAGGGCGCCATCGATCAAAGGACGGGAGAGTTCGATCCGAACAAGTTCCGCACGTTGCTGTCGCAGTCAGGGCCAGCGGCGCTGGCGGCTGGAGCGGCGCTGACGAATACGCAAAGCATCAGTTCCGACCAATTAAACCAGAATATGAAAAAGGCCAACTGGATCAATTCGAGGGCCGGGGCGCAACTTCTGTCCGGTGATTTCAGCGACGCTGGAATGATGCGGATATTCCAGGATGGATTGGCGAGCGGCGCCCTGACGATGCCCGAAGTGCAACGACAGATGCAACTGCTGCCACCTGACGCGGAGGGGCGACGGAGATATCTGCAAGAGCATCAGGACACGGCGGCGGCGATTGAAACGCAACTCCAACAGAAGTACGGGACGACATTCCGCGAGAACCAGGGCGGCGCGATCGTCCCCGGCGTGCAGAGGCCCGCGCGGGAGGGGGGTGGCGCCACGACAGCCCCGGGCTCGATCCTGATGACGCTGACGCCGGCGGAACAACACGAAACGGTCGAGATGCAGGACCCGCGCAAAACATTGCCGGATGGAAGCCCGAACCCCGATTATGGAGCGATGAAACCGTTCACCAAGACCGAACGGTTTGAGATGATGGGGTTCAAAGTCCTGCCCAACGGACAGGTGATCCGGGCCACCGATCAGGCGGCGCCAGGGTCGAGCCCGCTTGGGACCGGGCGCTATCCCACATTGCCGCCGGCTTTGACGCCGGGTGGAAAAGGAGCGGGGGCTCCGCCTCCGGCACCGGCACCCGCCCCGGCACCACCTCCGGCACCCGCGCCGGCACCAACCCCAACACCGACGACAGTGCCGCCGACCCCCGCGCCTGCCGCCGCACCGGGAACAATTCCATTGCCGCCGTCCACACACGGTGTGCCAACCGCTCCGTCGTCAATGCTGCAGGGCGGCACGCGGTTGGCATCGGCCAACCCGTTGCAAGTGCCCGCGACCGGCGCGCCAGGACCACCCTCTCCGCTCGTCTCTGCCGACGTGGCGGACATCCAGGCGGGCATGGCCATGGCCAGGGCCAGAGGCACCCAACTGGCCGCCGCGGGAGGCAGCCCATTCGATAACCGCCCGATTTCCAGACTGAGTCCGGCTGACGAAGAACTGATAAGGGCGTCGGGACCGAAATTCCAGAGTGAGATCGACGCCGGGACACGGGCGCAGGGCCAGCAGGCGATCCTGGCGAATATGATGGCTGACACAAAACAATTCATGACAGGCCCATATTCAACGAGCATCGTGAACTGGCGTGCCCGGTTGGCTCCCGTGTTCAATGTCAATGAAAAGGCGCTCGCGGCGGCGCAGGACTTCAGTAAGCTAGCCGCGCAACTGGCGTTGGAGCAGGCCGGATCGGTCGGTGCCGGAAGCGATGCCCGGTTCAGCGTGACCCAGGCCGCGAACCCGCATGCTGAATTGTCCCCCGCGAGTATTGACCTGATCCTGCGTCAGTTGCAGGGAAACGCCGATTACATTCAGGCGCGTCAGAGCATGGCGCAGCAATGGCCGTCCAAAGCGAATTACAATGGCTTTGTCGAAAGCGTGCGCCCGCTCGATCCGCGCGTGTTCCAATATCAACGCATGACTGACCCGCAACGATCCGACTATTTCAATGCCATGGACGAGCGGGATCAGCGGACGTTCATGCAGGCTCACAAGTGGGCCGAGGACCGAAAGCTGCTTCCCGGTGGTTGATATCACTACCTTTGATCAGGTCTTTGAGGACGCCGCGAAGGCATGGAATGTCGATCCGATGTTGCTTAAAGCGGTAGCATTGCAGGAAAGCCCGGACGGAAAGGGCGGCGTGAACCCCCGCGCGGTTTCTCCGGTTGGTGCTCAGGGGATGTTGCAAATCATGCCCCGGACACAAAAGGATCTCGGCGTTACTGATCCTTTTGATCCCGTGCAAGCGATTTTCGCCGGTGCCAAATATCTTAGTGAGGGGCTTGATAAAGAGGGCACGCCAGAGGGCGCGCTGCTTTATTACCATGGCGGCCCAGGCTGGCGCGACAAGTATGGCCGCGAGAGCGCCGGCTATGTGCCCGCCGTCACGAGCCATTACAGGGCGTTGACCGCCGCGCGGGCCGCGCAGGCACCGCCAGCGGCATCCCAGGCCCCACCGGCCGCCAGCACCGCGTCAACAACCCCGTGAACAGGCTGCGACATGGCCGATGAAACCCCCGCCGAGTTCCTGAAGCGCACCACGAGTCGCGGCGGCCCCGCCAGTGGCGCGCCGCAGCCCGGCCAGGAAACGCCGGCGCAGTTTCTCGCGCGGACGGCGCCC